TAAATGGATTTGGGTATATAATAGAATCTTAAACAGTCGAAACAAGGAAACAAAATGTCAAACGAATTCAAATCTTGGGAAGAAATGTCTGAGCTGGAACAAGCCCGCGAGACCTTCTGGGATATGTACAAGGATGCTCATGGTTTTCGTCCCCGACATGTAGATACCTCGGGCTGGACTCTTGCTGAGTTCCAAGCAGAGTTTGATTACCTTGGTGGAATTATTGAACAAGAGGAAGCCCATCGCAAAGCCTCCGAAGCAGAGGCTATCGTCAAGTTTGAACAGCACGTGACCAACACTATATGTATGGGTGCTCGCAATCGTGAGACCGCGCTTAAGTGGATCATGGATGCTAGCAACGCCAATGGTGACTGGGAATATCTGTGTCATGAACTGGGCTTGCCCTACAGTTACTTCAAGCAAGTGGCCTGAGGTTGACAATAAATGGATTTGGGTATATAATACTTGTATTGATTGATTAAAGGAGTTGAAATGTCTGCACTAGTTGAATACACATTGGAATTGTACAAATCTGACAAACGTGTTAAAGGCGGTAAGCGTCTTGTTTCAAAACAAGAATTTGCCCCAGTCACTAAAGCCTACATCAAGGCTGTGATTGAGTCAAAAACTAAGTTGGGCTTCATTGTTGAGGCACGTGAGACTTGGGTTACCAAACGCAACATGATGACTGGTAAGACATACCAAGAACGTTATGATACCCCATATTTCTGCTCCCCTTCTAGCGAATCTTTTTGGAGCATGTAATCATGGCAGGTAAAGCAAAATCAATATATCTTACAATCACCCCAAAGGGCCAATTGCAAAGCATTTTCACTAGGGTGTTTTTTGATGCCAAGTCTTACAATGAATTTGTAAAGTCTGACGAGTTCAAAGAAAAATATCCTTCTGATACATTTGATGTAATCAAAGAAACATACTAAGGAGTAAACATGTCTGGATTTACAGATGTTACAGGTTGGTCTAGTCGTGACATTCAACGTCTTGGTCACGAGGATGAAGATAGACTGCCCATAAAAGTTTATGGTTCTAAACCTCCTAAATTTAGTTATCTAGCAGAAGATGTATGGGCGGCTGCTTGTCAGGCTCAACAAATTAATGGTGAGTATATTAAAGCATCATTGCCTAATGATGTATTGCGTAGAACCAATCGTTCAATCGTAGAATTGTTGTTGGCAGACACTACACAAATCACTGACGAGGCACGTATCCAAGGTAAAAAAGTTCGTCAATACTTTCAAGCATTTACATTCAAAGTCCTTAAAGGTACTAAGCTAAGTGAGTTTGAAAAATATGCTATGGTGCTTAGTAACAGTGAAGTACTTGAGACTGCTTATGCTTTGGCTGTTATTATCAGTTTGCCGCAAAGCTATGAGCGTGGTGTTAAGCGTGATAATGTTGACCAACGAGTAAAATTTGCTACCGGTGGATACATCGGTAACGTCGGTGACAAGGTTACATTGACTATTGAGGTAGTGAAAACTGTTTATAGTCAAAAGTGGAACACAAGTTATTTCACTGGTATAACTGATGAAGACCAAATAGTATTTTTTGCCTACAACCATATTGATAGGTTGGAGATAGGAGATACTTACACAATTCAGGGTACTGTTAAAGCACACCGTGACAACAGTACGCAACTGAATCGGGTAAAAGTTGTTTGACAATATATCCGTTTTATAGTATACTAAGTTCTTTCTTTCACACACAGGAGTTTTTATGAGTCATCTTATTTCATTTTTTCTTGGTATCATAGTCGCAACAGTGGGCTTTACTGGTGTTGCTAAACTGCTTGATAGCGGCGTCAACAAGACCAAAACAATTGTACAAGAACAAGTTAAGGAATAATCATGTTTAAAGTAGCACTTCCCCTACTCATTCTGTTGATTGCGGCAGTAATTGTATTTGCCCCACTTGCATATATTTGGGCATTGAACACATTGTTTCCTAGTCTTAACATTGCATATAGTGTTGAGTCTTGGTTGGCAATCTGTCTTGCACATAGTTTCTTCCATCAAACAATTTCAGTAAAGAAATAAAATGGCTTGGCTTGCTGTATTATTGTTAGTCTTTGTAGGTGAGCCCTTGTTAGCATTGTTGTTGGCATTTTTTATTCTGATATTGGAGTAACATGAACGAACGAATTGGTAAACTTGCTGTCGAGGCTGGAGCACATTGGGATCACGGTGATTGGAATATGCCATCTGCTGTGTATTTTAGTGAGAGAGATTTAGAAAAGTTCGCCGAGTTGGTTGTGCTTGAATGTGCTGTTATTGTAGGTTCAATGGAAGAACCACATCAGGATATTGCCGAGTTAATTAAACAACATTTCGGAGTTGAAGAATGAATGAAATTTTGCAGTATATTTTAGTCAGTTTGGCTGTATTGGTTATTGCTACTAAGATAGCTACCACATTAAGCCCGAGATTTCGCCGATGGGTTTATTCTAAAGATTAGGAGTTGTTAATGAGTGCAAGTTGGATTAATAAATTAAACGAGAGTGACAGTCGCCTTCACAAAGAAGATGTGATTTTGCAAGCATTAGAAGCAAGTGTCCTAGGCAGTACCAACAGTCAGATTTTCTTAGGCTTTACTAAAGCCTGTTACAATCCCTATGTGACATTTGGTATTCGTCAAGTGCCCGATACAGTAGGTATTGTTGATGCTGAGAATCCCTGGGATGATTTTAACGAGTTAATGGTACAACTTAGTCAGCGTAGGTTGACAGGTCATGCGGCACGTGACGCAGTACAAAACATGGCTGAACGATTTGATAGTACAGAATGGAATACATTCTTAGCACCGGTGTTACGTAGAGACTTACGTGCAGGTATCAGTGACAAAACAATCAACAAAATTTGTAAAGGTACTGACTACGAAGTGCCAATCTTTGGTTGTCAACTAGCAACTAACAGTGAAGGTCGTCCCGAGATGAAGGGCATCAAACGCCTTGAGCCTAAACTTGATGGCGTTCGTGTATTGTTAATGGCTATCCCTGATGAAGATGGCAATGTTGTCACTATTTGTTTTAGTCGCAATGGTAAACAGTTTGACAACTTTGGTCATATTGAAAATCAAGTGCGTGAAAATTTTCATAAACTTACTCGCAAAGCCGCAAGTAGTAATTTGAATATGGGTTTAGTGCTTGATGGTGAAGTCATGGGTAACAGCTTCCAAGAATTGATGCGTCAAGCACGCCGTAAGACTGATGTACAAGCAGAGGACAGTGTGTTCAATGTATTTGACATTATCCCATTGGCTGCGTTCCGTGAAGGTCATTGGAATGCACAACTAAACAAACGCATTAGAATTTTAGAAGATATTCGGTCAGTTATTGATGAAATGCCCAATGTTGAGTTGCTACCACATATCATGGTTGACTTAGATACAGCGGCAGGTAAGGATCAGTTAGAACGATATGCTAAGGATCAAGTTAACGCAGGATTCGAAGGCATTATGATTAAAAATGTAGAGGCTCCATATGTCTGTAAACGTAGTACAGATTGGATGAAGTGGAAACCCGTTATCACAGTAGACTTGGAGGTAGTAGGTGTTGAAGAAGGCACTGGACGCAATTCTGGAAGATTGGGTGCATTGGTGTGCGCCGGAGAAGATGATGGAAAAGAAATCACCGTCAATGTTGGAAGTGGCTTTAGCGATGGTGATCGTGATGACTACTGGGCTAACTCTGATAGCATCATTGGTCGTACTGCTGAAATCCTTTGTGATGTAATTACACAAAATCGTGATGGTACTTATAGTTTGCGTTTCCCCCGATTTGTTAGATTTAGGGATGATAAATGATTAGAGAACACTATACTACTGTTGACATTAAAATAATATTAGCAGAGATGATTGCTAATTTACCCTCCAACAAATATGATGTTGGTCAAAAAGTTAGGTCAGAACTCTGTTCTAAATTAGTTGAGCAAATAAATGCTATTCATTTTTCACAGAAATTAGGTATTAGAGTAGTACCAGGTAAAGCAGATGTTGATCCTGACAACCTGTACATTTTTCCTTCTGGACTATTTCCTTTAGAAATCAAAGTAGCACAAACAGTTTCAAAAGATACACGTGTTAGATTTAGGGGAGGTGCTTTATCTGACCGAAACAGTGAATATCTATTCATTGTTCGTAACCGAGATTGCACTAAATTTTTTGCCGCAATTACTTACATGACCAAAGAAAATTGGGTAGCGCAAAATACTGCATACTATGCACCTTATTTTGATGAAACAATGCTGTTCAACAAAGATACTAAAGTTTTGTTTGGATCATTTGATGTAGCTATGAAGGGCAAACGTATGGGTTTACCTATTTTGAAACTAGAAAGTTTGTCCGTTTCAACTGACAATAAATGATTTTTCGTGTATAATGTGTTTTTAACTTAGGAGATAGTATGTTTACAATGTTGATGGGTTTGATTCTTGGTATTGTTATTGCAGGTGGTATCATATTTTTGTTTGGGAGAATGTTTGTAGGTATTGTTTCGGGTGTGGCATTTTTCTTGTTCACAATCGTAGCGTCTGCATTCACTGTAATTAGTGCAGGTCATACTGGAGTGCAAGTTACATTCGGTGAGGTTAACATGACACCGTTGAGCGAAGGTGTTCACTTTGTTAATCCATTGAGTAGCATCAAAGATGTAGATGTACGATTGCAGAAAGCAAAACTTGATGGTGCGAGTGCAGGTACAAAAGACTTGCAACAAGTGCATACTGATATTGTTGTACAGTATCGACTGAATGCCGCAAAGGTTCCGCATATCTACAAAGAGTTTGGACTGAATGTTGATGACAAAGTTCTTGGCCCTGGTATCAATGAGGCATTCAAATCTGTAACCGGTCACTATACAAGTGAAGAATTAATTACCAAACGTGATGAAGTTAGTAATTCTATTACTGAACACTTGCGTACTAAAATGGCTCCGTTTAATATTGATGTGAGCGGTGTAAGTCTAGTTAACTTTGGCTTTAGTGCCGATTATCAAAAGGCTATTGAGAGCAAGGTTATTGCTACTCAAAATAAACTCAAGGCGGAACAAGACTTGGAACGTATTAAAGTAGAAGCCGCAAGTCGTGTTGCACAAGCTAAGGGTGAAGCTGAAGCAATTAGTATTCAAGCAACCGCTATTCAATCAAACGGTGGTGCAAACTATGTTCAACTACAATGGATTGAAAAGTGGGATGGTAAGTTGCCAACCACAGTGTTAGGTGGTGATACTAAAACAATGATGAACATTGGGAAGTAATGAGCGGCTTGGGTATCATACAAGAAGAATCACCCTGTGCATGTCAAATGTGCGGGGTGATTGATGAATGTCGTCCTTATGGTCCTAACGATGAAGAAATTTGTTTTGACTGTGCTATGAAGGATGTAGAAACAACCGAGCGCAAAATGGCAGCTTATATTTTTGGTGAACAACAATGAATGAACGAATTAAAGAACTTGCTGAACAAGCTAATCGTTATGCCTTGGATAAAGCAAATGAAGGTGAGGATGAAGATTTTGATTACTCGTTTGATGATGACTTTCAAGAAAAGTTTGCCGAATTAATTGTGAAAGAATGTTATGTAGCATTGTTTCCCGCATTGCGTGACATGATTAGTCGTGGACAAGCATATGATTTGATTAAACAACATTTCGGAGTTGAATAATGTATTGGGTATTAGTTATCTCATTGTTTAGCCCGAGTGGTGAGTTTATACAGAAATACAAAGAAGGTCCTATTCAATCTAAAAAAGAATGCATTGCTAGAAAGTCTGAATTCAATAACCAACCAGACTTATTTGGAATACAATTTAAAACACAATGTGTTAAGGTTAAGAAAGAACCAAACTATGCTACGTAAATTTGTACTATTGTCATTTGTCTTTGGTGTAGCACATGCTGAGGACATGATTGACCCTAGCCTAATTAGTCCAATTGATTGTCCTACACCAGTAGTAAGATTGGAACCAAAGATTACCCCAATTACTAATTTTGGCTTTCAGCATTCAGACAAATATTCACTTGATACTGTGCATGTTAATACCTATACATTGGTTGAAGTTGACGGAGTAATGTATAAAAAATACATGATTTTCTCTGACAATAAATGGACAGACGAATTAATTCGCAAATGATTGTCAACGGAATCATGCGCTAAGGCGTTATATATATAACCCTTAGGAGTTTACATGACACGTGATATCATTAACCAAGTTAGAGAATTACTAGAGCGACATTTAGATGTAGTTGACATTGCACAAAAAATCGGTGTTGATTTAGATACAGTAAAAATAGCGGCAGATATCATTAAGGAAATCATAACATAATGGGGACGCAAACTCAGTATTTTCAAGAAAAAGGTTACAAGCCAAAATACTACATAGGTGATAGAGTATTTGGTACGTATCAAAAGATTCCCTTTATCGGCACAGTGGGCAATGACACATTGATTAGTGAAATTGAAGGCCCTAGAATCAGCATTCACTTAGATTTACCAATTCGCATTGACAACGTAAATCATTCTGTTATAATCGTAAAACACAAGGATGTTAAACGATTAACAGAATACTAATGCCATCAGAACTCCATCAATTTATCAACAAACCATACATCTTTGATGATGGTGTCGAATTAAAAATCATACAAATCAAAACACGTGACGAACACGTAGAGTGGGTTACATATAACTCTACTCATCCCGGTGCATTACCACAAAAACTTGTAATCACTGCAAGAGAATTCTTTGATAAATTTGGACATTTGTATGGTCTAAAAGAAATTCCCGAACAACCCTAAGATAAATATATAGCTATGATATTCGCAATTACAATGTTTATGACTGCACTAATGCTTAGTGTAGTTGCCGCTTATTACTCTATCGCAGGTCTAACCGCAATCTTTGCGGCGGCTGTGATACCAGTTGTCATCATGGGA